CGTCCGTAACCTCTTGAGCCTCGCCCAGGTTCTTCAACCTGCCCGCTGCTTCACCAAATCTCTGCATGTACATCTGCATAGTTTGAGGATCGCCCTTCATGTAAAGATACGCCTCAGATAAAGAACCGAAAAGCATCGCCATCTCTGCGTTCTCGCTCAACCATGATAATGTGGTGTCAGGGCCAATCGCAGATACGGTGGCTGTTGCCCCACTCGGACTGGCTGTAATTGTTTCACCTACAATATAGTTGCTGCTAGGGATTACCGCGACTACCGAGGTAGTAGTCGGAACAGCGGAAAGACCCCCACTCTCGCCACTTGTGCCACCCGTAATTGTGTCGAGCCCAGTAAACGTCCCTGTAACATTGGTAAGAGTCAACGTATAAGTGCTCTCTGTCAGGCTCTCAGGACGATAAAAGTAATGAAGCTCCGAAACATAACTACTGTTAGGTGTAGGACCTAAGATAAAGTTATCTAGATCGTACATCGCATAGTATTTAGGAGCCCCAGTTGTAGCAGAATTAGGGGTGTACGTTTGCACAAACTCTGGATCCTTGAAGTCTACAAAGGTTGTATCGCCGCTACTGTCCGTAAACGATAAGGAGAACGGGGCTAAGAAGTCACTAGGAACCGACAAGAACTTGTTCGACGCAGACATCGCACCAGCCACGTTCTTGCGAAACAAACTAAGCTGGACGTTCTTTAGAATCCGTTCCTCGGTAAGTCTTATGAACAAGGGAAGGTTCGAGACAAAAGATGTCTCGTTGTTTTCCGTGTAATTTTGAATTGCAGTCTTTAACTGCGTGTATGTAAAACTCATGTCATCACACTATTGTTATGTTTCCAACCATACCACTATGGTTTGTGCATTGATACACTAAAGATGTATCGCTTGGTTCGTGCGGTACGATGAACTGTGTTAACCCTGTAGTAGAGCTATAGTTCTCAGTGACCCCTGTTGTAAAAGCAGACCCTCCTGATGAGACTCTTATTTGTAAAGGATGACTACTTACATTAGCCGAGTTATTTAGGAGGTACGTGTGGCCTTTGTAGAAAGTAAAGTTCGGGTTGTTGCCAGAAGTAGCTCCAGGTCCTGTAAATGTAAATGCGGACGATCCGTTTACACCCGCAGTATATTTAGTCACAGGGCCAGTTGTCTCATCGTTTAATCTAACCCATGCGGCAGCGTGTGCGAAGTACAACCCTCCCGTCGCGTGAACGTGCGCCACTGCGCCATGATATGTTCCCGCACTAGGTAAGTCGCTAAGATTTGCATAATAAAACACAATTCTGTTTGCACCAGAACTTACATCTATAATCCCATCAGAATTTATTATGTCCGTTAGTGTCGTGCCGTTTCCTAAAGCTGCATATACTTCATCAAAATTATCATTAATTTTATCTGCACCTGAACGAAGAGTATCTCCTGTTCCATCGTTAGCCGATGATCCTATGCCTACTGCTTGCTTTGTCATGTCTTATCCCTCGTCAAATGTTTTTGTGGTGGAATCTAATGTTACAGATGTACTATCAAATCTTGAAGCTGTTGAGCTACCAGAAATAACTGTAACAGAATCAACAAATGCTGGCGCAGACAGTCCTGCCATATACGCTATGTTCTCCGCATCTGGGTTCACAACAGTGGTTACTGTTATTGTGCCTATTCCGCCAACAGATTCTAAATTACTAGGGGGGGTTAAACCAAGAATGCTGTTAAACCCAACAGGATTAAACCCGTACTGTATGTTCCGTTGCTCCGCTAAGTTTTGCTCCGGCCGAGGATTTCGAAGAGCTTGCGGGTCAGGCGTAACCTTCGGCGACCTTAACTGAGGCTGTTTAGTTTCAAACTCATCCGGCCCAACAAGCGCACCAGTCCACTCTTTCTTCATATCCTTTAAACGATAGCGGAAGCCCGAGCGGTCTGATATTCCCCATGCTTTTTTACCAGATGCAAATGTCATTAGACCCTCAGATACTGAATGCTAGGCTGTAACTTCAACGGAACACGATCTTCGTCTTCGTCTGCGGCGCGCTGAAACTCTTCCTCATACACAGACTTTAACATCTGAACACGGTCAGGGGCTCGTTTCATGGCGATATAATAGGCCAACCCAGCAACCATACAAGGGAAGAACCGGAAAGGCATATCCGTAGTGTTTACCAAGGTGTCCGCGTCATCAATCCGCTGTAAGTAGTAGTAGATCAATTGGTCGGTGGAGTTCTCAGGAACAGCCCAAAGGTTAATCACAGGCGCAACCTGACGGTTAAACCAGAACTGGCTAGGCCGCCCTTGGGTTGTCTTGTTCGGTATCGTGACGTAATCACCACGGCTAATACGGTCAATAGTGAAGTCCGTGCCGCTTCTTCGTAGCGTTACTTCCAACAGATCAACCACATCGGCAAGCAACGTCTCCTCCGCTTGCCCCTGTGTCAGGGTCACAGTGCCCTGCTTCACGGTCCACATATTCAGGCCACGATTAGCCCACTCCGCAAACATCAGGTTCAGAGACCTACGAGCGGTACGAGCGTCATAGCCTGTGCGGACTTCAATCCCGCACCTCTCGAATGCTTCCTCGATGACCTCACTGACGTCGAGATTAAAGTCTCTTGAGTTTGATACTGTCATTGTATTAGCTCATCTTTGTGTCGCGTACACCGCGGCCAGACATAACCATGCCGCCGTTCATGTAGCGTTTACCGGATATACTGCTCGTGAACTTACCATCTTTGCCAATAGATGAATTATTCCTAATAACTTCTTTTCTTATCAGATCTAAGCGTTCAGCATCCCCATCACCACGGCCGCTAGACTTCGTGTCGAGTTTTTTAGGTGGAACGCGCAGTGGAGTGGGAAGTTCGTCATACAGTGGCGTCGACGATGTTGGCGCGCGGTCTTCCTCAAAGTCGCCACGGGCAAGGCCGCGAAAAACGTCGCGTTCTGCGGTCGTGGGAGGTGCCCCAGGTTTGTCGTCCCTAAATTCCTTAATAAGTGACTGACGAAGTTCCTTTCGTTCAGCCCCTTGGCGTCTGCGCTTTTTAGGTAATTTTCCAGGTTGCGCCATCTTCAATACTCCTTTGTTTTACGTTTAGCGGCGGACACTCTACGAGGCTTGCCCGCAGGTTGTCCAAGTTTATTCTTCTCACGTATCTTACTACGTTTTTCCGCCGCTGTCATTTCTTTAGACGTCTTAGGTGTTTTTGAGCTCACCCTTTTACTTGGACGGCAATACGGAGTGCCTCGGCTCTCGCCCTTCTTGCGACCGCAAGGCTTGCCCGTCTTGACGTCTACCCAGCCCTCTTTGAACCAACGCTTGAGTGCCGCACCTTTTTTTGATTTGCGTACAGCCATCAGAAGGTTCTTGTTTCTTTGCGTCTATTCTCTGCAACTTCGCCACAGCCCAGGGCAATAAAGCCCCCGTCTTTTAACTTCTTTGTAACAGGACGTTTGCGCTTCTTAGAAGATTCGCCCCACTTTGACGCGCCCACCTTTCGACATTTTGCTATTGCTCCCGAGGCGTAGGCGCTTGGGAAAACCTTGTAACGTGCTTTTACTTTCTTGTAGCAAGCGTCTTTCGTCATTTGTTCTTCTCCGTGTTGGAGGCGTGGAAATCTGTTTGGACATCTGTGATCGGGATAAAGTCATACTTGGCCCTCCGTATTAAAAAGTCTTGCCACATAGGCTTTATCATATCGTGGTTCTCGTCAACTTTATACGACACCACCGCAACATTAGCGTTTAACTGATACACCTGTAACGATGCCCAGCCCAACAAAGCCAAGCCCAAGACAGAAAAAACATGTTGTATGTCAATCTTCATCCCGTCACCACATCTTACAGGACCAGTAACGGGCCGTCAGCTTGTCAAGTTTCTTTGTATCGCACCCGTGCCGTGCACGAAACGATTTGCGCCGTTTAGGGTTGGACTTCTTAATGGTCATATTAGCATCGCCAAACCTGATGATTTTTTCTTTACCTTTATCGCAAGCCTTTACAACGGACTTTTTACCGCCAGAAATCTGGCGCTTGGGTACGTTGCATTTCATCTTGGACTTGTCGATCTTAGCCATATCAAGCCACCCTAAAGTTTATGCGTGGTAGAACATCATCAAGTCAAACTGCGGGACAACGAATGTAACAAAGCAACCATCTTTAAACAGTACGCCCTCATCCGGCATAAACGGGTCGTCAGAAGCGTTGTCAGTTCCAATCGAGCGAAACTGGATTAGTTCTGTGCCTGTAACACCACCGTTCCGTAGGTTAGCTATTCCAGCGGTTCCGCCAGAATAAAAAGAAAACCCTTGCAAACGAGTGCGTCCTGCGAAGATTACACCTGCCGCATTAGCATTAATACCAGCGGATACGTTTCCTGCGGGATTGCCAACCGCAGTTATGCTTGCAATTGTTTTAAAATAACCAGCACTGGTTGCTGTTCCAGCATTAGCGCCCGTAAGGTTTTCGGTAAGTGCCGCACCATTTACATCTGTGCCAACTATATTAAACGACTTTGAAGAATCGTTTCCTGCGGACAAAATTGTAACCTGTCGTGCAGAGGCGTTTGTAACGCTTCCGCCAGAAGCTAAAGCCCCGCCAATAACCAAGGCTGCGTTGTTGCCCACTGAAGTGGCTGTTGAAATTCCATCCGCGTCTAAAGCCACCTCATCGCTGATGATGACTGGGGTTACGTCTGATCCTGCCATGTTAATCTCCTAGAAATTAATGGTGGGAGCCGAAGCTCCCACAAAGATTATTATGAATTGTCATGGTCCACGGCCATGCCAGTGATGCGAATCCATACTTTACCAGCCGTGTACGCTGCGTCAGTGGCAGCGCCAGTGGTGAGATACAAAAACTTCTTAGTCATAGCAGCAAGAGTAGCCCCAGCATCTGCTGTGGCGTAAAAGCCTAAAGATAGGTCACCGTTGTTCAAGAGGTTTGTACCACTTGTCAATGCTGCGTCTTGTGCTGTAGTTCCTGTCGCTGAACAATCTAAGTTAATGTCTGGATCGCCGCCAGTTGGGACCTCGACACAGCCCATTTCGATGAGCATTGGAATGCCGTTTACTTCTTTAGTAATCGATCCAATGTGTGCTGAAGCTGCGCCAGCCGTACCAACAGCGTCACCAGCAGCACCGCCGCTTTTATAGCCCGCGTGAAGGTCGATAATCCATGTGGATACGATGGTGCCGTCAACCTTGCTCACAAAGTGATTTGTACCAGCGGCTGGAACTCCAGCACCAATTGCATTTGGCACGATACCAAAGATTGTTGCGCCAGTGTCTAGGCTGGCGTTGTTTGCACCAGCGGCTGTGCCTGTGCTTGTGTCAACGACATTGTTGCCTGTGGTGGCAATCGTCTGCAACGCAAATTGCGAAGGTGTAATTGCACCAGTTGTTGTGTTTTTAGTGACTTGCTGGAAGCCGTTTTCAGAACGCACTGGTCCTGAGAAAGTAGAATTACCCATGAGAATCTCCTGTCAGGGTTAAGTCAGCCGCCCATTGCGACTGTCAGGGATGCCCAAACAGTACACGGTTCTAAAACAAAAAGAAAGGGGCCACCGAAGCAGCCCCCTCTTATAGATAGACTTTTAGTTATGCGCCAGGTGAGCCGAACACACAACGTGGGTCGCTAAAGCCAAAGCTGTAACGCTCCCGTGCCTTGAAGCGCATGTTCCCTGTGTCGAAATCTGCTTCCATGTTAGTGGAAAGCGGAGTCCGCTCAAAGTGAACAAAGCCGCGAGGCGCGTCAGTTTTGATGAAGAACGCATCTGGGTCAGTAAGGAAGTCATTGACGGCATAGCCTTCAGGTAACATCCCCATTGAACGAATTGCGTTAGTGTCGTTGTCCGAAGTACCGACGCGAAGGTTGGAGACCATCAGGCGCTCTGCAACGAATTGCAATTGCCGTGGGATCATCAACTTCATGCCGCGGAGAGCGACCTTCAAGCCACGTTCGTCAACATAACCAGCGATGTTGATAAGAGCGTCTTCCAAAGAAGTTTCGTTCAAATCAGCAGCAGTTGATGGTTCGTTGGCAAAAGTTCCACCGTTTGTAAGCGGGTGATCAGTGGCGCAAAGTGCAACACCGTCTCCGCCAGCAGATGCACCAGCGGCGAACGCATTGTTCAGTACCGCAGCGGCTTTAACCTGCTTAGAGTGGGCCATTGAGCGGGCGAGGGCGCGTGTGTAACGACTGCCGAGACGGTCGTACAAGTTGTCCTCGATTGCTTCCTCTGTTATAGAGAACGCAAGCGCAACGGTTTCGTGGTTGTAACGAGCTGTATATGCTTCGTTAGCATCGTCAAACGAAATGCCGGAACCTTCAGATTTTGTAGGTGCCGAGCCAAATCCGGCCAACATAACTTCCTCCTCAAACGCTCTGTCTGATGATTCAGTTGTGTAGATCTCGCCGTGTTGGTTTTCGTAACGACTGTACTCCATACCAAACAAGGCGTTGAGACCTGGTTCAAGCTCTTTCGCTAGTTGTGCGCGTGAAATAGCCATATGTTAGTCCCCCTTATACGCCGGTCGTAGCAACAGTGCCAGCAGCAATGGAACCAGTAGGCGCATTGAAGTGGTTGTTGATACGAACGATTAATGGAATACCAGCGACAGTGAAATCCGAATTGTCTGGGTCATTTTGTATGCCCATAATACGGAGTGCCAAAGTGTTGGTAGCCGCGACTGTATTTAAATCTGCGGATGCAGAAGAAATACCAGTAGTTGTAGAACCACTGTTGCCTGTTGCAAACGCGATGTTTGCGAACACAGATGTAAGAATTTCCGCTTCAGTGTTCTGACCGGCCACAACATTAGATGTTGCAATGGTGAACAGTTGATTTGGATCATCATACAAAAAGGCTTTGACGGGGAAATTAGAATCCGCGCCAGAACCGGGCCAGTTGTTGGAAAAGACGGTCTCACCAGTAG